GAGCAGAAGCAATGAAAGGATATAATGATGACCTTACAATGGCATTAGCAATCGGACTTTGGGTTCGTAATACTGCACTTCGTTTAAAGCAAGAAGGGATTGATTTGACCAAACAAATGTTAAATTCAACACAAGTAAATCAATATACAGGTTTTACAACTACAAATTATTTAAAACAAAATCCATATGAAATGGATTTGGGAAAAGGTGAAAAAGAAAACTTAACCTGGTTAATTGGTTAATTCTTTATATTTATATGTTGAAACTATTATAATACAAAAATTATGAAATTAATAAATTTAGTACCATTCAAAGAAGCTGCAAATGCTGCACAACAAGCTGCTATTGCAATTAATATGAAAAAAAAAGGTATAAAACCTAAAGATGAAGCAAAAGGCCCGTGTTGGCAAGGATATAAACAAGTTGGAATGAAAGGAAAAGGTGGCAAACAAGTACCAAATTGTGTTCCTATAAGTGAAAGTGAAATAAACGAAGCAACAGGTAGAGAAGCAAAAGAAATTGCTAAATTAACCGGCACACGTGATAGTATGGTACAAAAATTTATAGATGATTTTAATTTAAACGCTAAAAACCTTTTTAATTTTATAGCTAAAGGAAAAGAAAAAGTTAGAAAAGATTTTGCAACCGCAATGTCAGGAAGACCTGGTAATAAATATCAAGGTGATTTTGTAGGTATGTTTGGTGAAAGTGAAGTATCTGCAACAGGCCAGCCTGGTGGATATTTTAAAGAAGAAACTTGTCCAGATTGTGGTAAAAAAATGGAACAATGTGAATGTGGTATGTATGAAGGTAATGATGATGATTATGATGAATTGGATGTTGAACCAGAAGAAATTGATGATTTTATTGATTTTTTAAAAGCATATAAAAATACATTAGATGAAGGTGGATGTCCATGTCTTTATGAAGCAGAATATCAAGGAAGAGAAGTTAAATTGTGTAAACCAATGCAAGGTGATGTTAAGAAATTTAAAGTATATGTAAAAAATCCAGCTGGTAATGTTGTTAAAGTAAACTTTGGCCAAAAAGGAATGAAAATTAGAAAATCAAACCCAGCTGCAAGAAAATCTTTTAGAGCAAGAATGAATTGTGATAACCCAGGACCAAGAACAAAAGCAAATTATTGGAGTTGTAGAAAATGGTAAATTTGGAAAAATGAAAAATTTTCCATATATTTAACAAAAGGAAATAAAAAAAATGGCAGAAAATATTAATAATAAGGGTATATTTGGTAGGTTACAGAAATTATTCTCAACCAATACAATTGTTCGTAGAACTAAAGATGGTATAAAAGTTATTGATACCGATGAGTATCAAAATATGACAACCAATCTTGTTGACCGATTTATGAAAATAAAGGTTACAAACTATGCATCCGGCCATTTGGATAGTGCATTAGCATATCAACAAGTAAGAATAGATTTGTTCAGAGATTACGATTCAATGGATATGGACCCGATTTTAGCATCGGCATTAGATATATACGCTGATGAATGTACTGCAAAAAATGAACATGGTAATATTTTAAAAATACATCATGAAGACGATGAAATTAAAAAAGTTTTAGAAAATCTTTTTTATGATATTTTAAATATTGAATTTAATATGTGGCCTTGGGCAAGAACCCTTTGTAAATATGGAGATTTCTTTTTACAATTGGAAATAGCTGAGGAAGAAGGTGTGGGTATTGTAAATGTATTTCCATATTCATCATATGAAATTAGTAGAATTGAAAATTTTGACCATGAAAATCCTCAAAGAGTAAAATTTGCTTATTCACCATATCAAAATCCATTAGGAGCATATGGTATGACTGCAAAAAAAGAGTTTGAAAACTATGAGATGGCACATTTTAGATTAAACTCAGATTCAAACTTTTTACCTTACGGAAAATCTATGATTGAAGGTGGTAGAAGAATTTGGAAGCAAGTAACTTTAATGGAAGATGCTATGTTAATTCATAGAATTACAAGAGCACCTGAAAAAAGAATTTTTAAAATTGATGTGGGTAATATTCCACCAAATGAAGTAGATAATTACATGCAAAAAATTATCAATAGTTCTAAAAAAGTTCCGTTTGTTGATGAAAGAACAGGTGAGTATAATTTAAAATACAATATGCAAAACTTAATGGAAGATTATTATATGCCTGTAAGAGGTAATGATAATGGTACTTCTATTGATACTTTAAAAGGTTTAGAATATAGTATGACGGATGATATGAACTACTTAAAAAATAAGTTGTTAGCCTCTTTAAAAATTCCAAAAGCATATTTAGGTTATGAAGAAGATACCGGTGGTAAATCAACATTGGCAGCATTAGATGTAAGATTTGCAAAAACAATCGAAAGAGTTCAAAGAGTAATTATTTCATAATTAACTAAAATTGCGATTGTCCATTTATATGCACAAGGTATTACCGATGATAGATTAACTAACTTTACATTAGAACTTACAACACCATCAAAAATATATGAACAAGAACAAGTTGAATTATATACTTCTAAAGTGGCCCTAATTCAGCAAATGCAAGCAACTAAAATGTTCTCTAAAGAATGGATGTATGCAAGTATTATGAAACTTGCAAAAGATGAACAAGATGAGATAACATTACAAGTTATAGAGGATGTAAAACAAACATTTAGATTAACATCAATTGAGACACAAGGTGTAGACCCTGCAAAAGAAACAGGAACCGATGATACAACAAATGTAGAAGAGGAATTAACTCGTTTAAAAGCAGAATTGGAAGAAGATGGAAAAATGGGTAGACCAAAAGACCCGGTTAGATATGGACATGACGACTCTCCAAGAGGTAGAGACCCGTTGGGAATTAAAGGTTTAAAACAAAAAGAAGAATCATCAAAATACAGACCAAAATTTAATTATCAAGAAATATTTAAAGATATGGATGGTAATAAAAAAAGTATTTTGACAGAAGATTCGAATAAAAAGTAATAAACCAATAGAAAAATATATTTATATCTGATTAATTATATCAATTGATGAAAAAAATAAAGCATTCAAAATTTAAAAATACGGGTTTTATATTTGAATTATTAGTAAGACAGATTACATCTGAAATTATGTCTTCAAATAAATCCGTAGCAGAAAAGATTTTAAAAGAACATTTTAATTCAAAAAAAGAATTATCAAAAGAATTAAAATTGTATCAATATCTTATTAATGAAAAATACAATTCAGAAGCAAAAGCTGAAAAGTTTATTGATACCGTATGTGAAGCTCGTAAAAGATTAGATGAAAAAAAGCTTACAAAAGAAAAATATAATCTTATTAAAGAGATTAAAGAAACTTATAATTTAGATGAATTTATTAAATCATCTATTTCAAATTATAAAACATTAGCATCTATTTATAAAATATTTGAAGTAGTAACTACAAATGAATCATATGAACCAACGGACATAGTTAGTTCTCGTTTTACAATTGCAGAAAACATTATTAATTCTTCTATTCAAAATAAAGATGTAAAAATTAAAGATGCGGTTTTAGAAGAATATAGAAAACAAGATGATGATTTAAGAGCAGTATCTTATAAAATATTGGTTGAAAGTTTTAATAAAAAATATAAAAACTTAACCGAAGACCAAAAAGGATTATTAAGAGAATATATTAATAATATCAATAATACTGGAAAATTAAATGAATATGTTTCAAACGAAGCATCTAAATTAATGAATAGTTTAAAAGAAGTAGGAAGTAAAATTTCCGACAAAGTTACAAAAATCAAATTAGCAGAAACAATTGTAAACATTAGAAAAATTAAATCTGTTAAAAAAATTAGAGAACAACATTTGTCTGCATTAATGATGTCATACGAATTGTTAAAAGAATTAAAAGAATCAATTAAAAAATAAACAATGGTAAATTACAGAATATTTAACGCAAAAGAATTTGTTGCAGCGGGAGCTGGTACATCCGGGTCTTTAGAAAGAGCTTGGGGTGTGATGAGAGGTTCGGCAATTTGTTCAGGCTCAGTAGTATTAGAAGGTGTTGCCGATAATAACTTAAGCGGTACAATTGCACAAAGAAGTAATAATTCTATTCTAAAATTAGAATACTTAGCAATAGGAGAACCCATTCCATGTTATGTTAGAAGCATTACAGTAACTTCTGGAAACGCATATCTATTAGCATAATAAACAACAACAAAATGCCATCAGTATCTAAAGCACAACAAAGATTTATGGGTATGGTTCATGCAACTCAAAAAGGAGATATGGAAGCACCATCAAAAGAAGTTGCAAAAGCAGCTGACGGAATGACTGCAAAAGATAGTAAAGAATTTGCATCAACAAAGCACGCAGGCCTTCCTAATAAAAAAGAAGATTATGCAATTAGACTAAAAGAACATATTCGTAAATTAGTTAAAGAGATGAATGTAACTGGTAATGTAGATGGGTATAATACTCCATATGCATTTACTAAAAAGGGTGGTGAAAAAGCTAAAGCTAAAAGACAAGCAGACCTTACAGGATATAGTGTAGTAAACGAAAATAGATGGTTAGAATTAAAAAGAGAAGTATCTACACCAACTGCAAAAATTGGTAAAGGAATTGCTAGTATGAATAAACAACTTGCAGAAATGGAAAGATTTTTAGGATGGTATGGAAAAATTAAAAATGAAAGTGGTGTAACAAATGAAAATTTCTGGAAAAGAACAAATAACCATATTTATAAGATAAAGGAGAGA